AACAGCTGATGGTGTTGTCTCGGTCCATGTGGTTGGGATTCCGTTTGTGGTGTCGGTTCCAAGGGTGATGAAGCCCTTGAGTGTGCCTGACGTTCCGTCGCCGGTACCAACGACAGCAGCGTTGAGTTGCAACGCGTAATCTGCCATAAGGTCACCGAAGACCATGCGATCCAAGCCGCCTGCAAGTGGAGACTGCTCGACAAGCTGAATCGAAACGTTCTCGTAACCTGAGATGGTGCGGACTGGTGCGGTTACTGTTGAGGTAACCATGTCGCGGATTGTTGTTGCAGAGTTGTCTGGGTTCTGGAATGCAGTCTTAGAACCGAGAGTAATTGCTGGGATGTTGATGCTGTCTGTACCAGCTGGCAGAGCCATGTTGGTTGTCAAGTCAGCGGTTACACGAGCAGCACGAGCGAACTCTGCGTATTCGTTGATGAGGTAGAGAGGTGGTACGAAGTCTCCACCGGTACCGTTGGTCAAGCCGATGTCGCGAGATTCAACTGCGACTTCTGCTGCGTGACGGTTCAAGCGCTCCCATGATGAGGAGTCGTTGCGGAGCTGTGCGCCAATCATATCGCGAACGAATGAATTGCGGCCGTCCTTGTCGTAGGTCATAGCTTCGCGAGTTACTGTTGCGCCGCCGAAGACCTTGACGTTGTTTTCTGTGCGAGATTCCTTGATTGCAGCGGCACGCTTTTCTGTAGCTTCTACAGTTGCGATGCGCTCATCAAGAGATTCGATTTCTGAGTGCTTTTCAGCAACAGCGTCCAAGATTTCTGGAGTTGCTGCATCAGCCGCGAGGAGTGTGTCTGCCTCTGCTACTGCTGCATCACGCTGCTCCTTGAGCTTATCTGATAGAGACATTGAGTCCCTTTCTCTAGGATGTGGGTGAAGGACCGTCGGGGCTGATGCGCCGAGGGTTATGCCTTATCGCTTGTGGCGTAAGGAATACTGGTTGAACTTTGCTGCGAGCTGGCGCTTGCGGATGTCAAGATCCTCGGCGTCCAGTGCTGCATCGGCGCTGCGTGGTGACAGGGTCGTCGAGTCATACGCTGGCCATGTGACGGCTGAAACCTCGAACAAGTCGAGATCCGTCAGGGTACGCAATCCGTCTTCTTTTGTCTGGCCGCCATCGGCAACCGAGAAGGCGAATGACATCTTGTTGACATCTCCACGCTCGATGGCTGATGCCAATTCTTGAGCGCGTGGGTTTTTTATGTCGAGGTCGGCTTCCATGCGAAGTCCAATGCTGTCTTCTGACAGGCGAAGGGTTCCCGACTGGGTTGATGCCAGTGGAAGCGACTCGGTGTCGTGGTTGATGAGAAGGAAGACAGGATTGTCAGATTGCAGGGTGCGGGTGAATGCGCCGGGTGCAATCATTTCGCGGAAGTTGAGTCCGGTTGCCTCTGAGTTGAAGGTTGCGGCATAGCCAGCAATCTTGAAATTCTCATCATCCTGACCAACGGCACGAAGCTCGGTTGTCATGGTAATGCGTTCAGCGGTACGGATTGCGGCCTTGCGTTCTTCGACCATAGAAATGTCGGCGCTCCTTGGGGATTGAAGTGGCTTGATGATGGTCAAGTAATTCGCACGATGAACGTTGACCTGATCACTGGCCACCCAGCCGTTTCCTTGCTCGCGATAAACGCGGACGTGGAATGCAGGGTTGTCAGCTGTCCCCTCGATGGAGTAGCCATCGGATGATGTTGCCGTGCCGCGAGTCATAACTTTCTCGACTTTGCCGCGAGCGCGTCCCTTGCTTGTTGGCCATGAGACGTAAGTGCCTTCTCCGATGCGAGCCGCGGCTGCGCGACCCTCGAATGGCGCCTTGATGTCTTCATCGTCAAATTCTTTCGCCATAGCTGAGTAGTAATCCTCAACCTTGGACTTGATGGCATCTTGGTCGGCCTCTGGAATGTCGACTCCACCGCGAGCGCCGTTGAGAACGCCAGCGACAGCGAAGATTCCCTTGGGGACTGCCTTTAATTCTCCGTCGATAACGTCAGCGAATTGGAGCTTGTAGGAGCCAAGCTTTTCTTTGTCAGATTCGTCGACATAGAAGAATGCCTTGCCGTACTTTGCCCAATCCATGTCATCCTTGCCGCCCGCATATTCTTGAACGCGCTTGTCGGCTTCTGATGCGTCCCATGTGGTGTCGCGTGGGGCGAGGGGAAGTCCAGCAGCGCCGGTGGCAGAGCGTGGAAGCATCTTTGTGGCTGGGTCGTCTGTGGTTTCTTGATCCAAGATGGCGGCTGAGTTTTCTTCGCCGTCTGCTTCATCTTCATCTGGGTCAGACAATCCCATGGCTTTAATGACTGGATCCAGAGCGAGGTCGGCTGCCACGAGAAGGTGGAAGGCCTGAGCCGCTACTGGGTCGTCATTCATAATCTGTTGTAGTAAATCCTGCGCTGCATCTATTGACGCGTCAGCGGCGAGAATGCTGTGGGGTACTCCGTAAGCATCTGTTCCGTAAATTCCATCCCGGATTTCACTCATAGTTGTTGAGCCTTTCGTGAGTTGAGCAGCGCGTTCTTCCACGCTTGCCGAAATTCGGTTCGCCCATTCGCGACCGTTTTCCCCTTGCCAAGATTGACGAATCTCGATGACGTCTTCGAGAGACAGTGCTGACTGAATTTTCTCGGCAGCCGCCAAGCCACGATTCTCGGTGACTTCGCTCTGGACTGACTTCGGTGCGCGGAATGTTTCAGCCATTTATTCAACCACTCCCATGATTGGCATCTGCTCGCTGCCATCGACTCCGAGGTTTGGCATTTCGCCGCCCGCGGTGATGTTGCCAGCAAGTCCCTGATTGAAGACGTCGCCGCCTTCGTATTCTTCGTATCCTTCTTGAACGCGAACCTCGTTTGGAGTCTTAGCTCCCATCGCGATATGAAGCGCGTTGACCTTGGCGCGTGAGAGCGCATCGCTGCGGAGAAGGTGTGAAGTGTCAAATACGACGTCGGTTCCCTCTGGGAATAGTCGAGACAAGCCAACTTCCAAGCGACGAAGCCACGGCATAATCGTGTGAGTCAAGAAATTCAACGATTGCTGTTCGACGTTTGCATAGGTTTGGTTATCTCCAGAAGCCATAATCAAGTGACTAGGAATACGAAAGACGCGGGCAATATCGCGAATCAACTGCTCGCGGGTTTCAATCATCTGCTGATCAGCGGCCGAAGATGTAATTGGCTTCCACTTCAATCCGTCAGATAAGACGGCAGGTAAGCGGTGACGGCGGTGGGTCTGCATGAAGGTGTCGCGGATTGTCGCGGCTTGTTCACGAGTCAACTTTTGGTCGGTTTCAATGACCGATGATGGTGTTGCGCCTTCGCCGTAGAATTGAGCGATGTGGCGATCCATAGCCATCGCGATACCGATGAGGTTACGGTTCTGAATCATCGGTGAAACGCCGACCAAGGATTGTGGTGGAGTCAGCCAACGAAGGTGAAGCAAATCTTGTGAGTCGATGTCGTTGCCGAGGTGGAGATACTTACGGCCAATCTGGTCACCAGTAGGAAGAACCTGCATCTGGTAAGGGTGCAACGGAACCAAGCCGATGGAATTGCCGGCACGGTCGCGGTCGATGTGGATGTACGCGTTGCCGTGGAGAGTCATGGAAGTCATGATTTGGTGAATGAGCTCGTAGCAATTCGACTCTGGATCAGGGTTCATCAAGATGTCGGGAAGGTCGACAGAAACGCGCTTGCCGTTTTTGATGCGATATGCGCGAAGTGGCAACGATGCAACGGTGTCAGCCAATAATGAGACGCAACCGAGGACGGCGGAGATTCCTAGCGCTGACCATTCGTCGATGCGCTCGCCGGCAGACGATGTGATGTTGGTCTGACCGTAGAGCTGAGAGAGCGGAGCGACATAGTTGTTGAATTGTGGGTAACGTCCAACAATTCCACGACGGAGAAGACTCATGCGTTACCTGCCGATGCTAGATAGGAGAGAGCGAGAAGACCGACGCCAGCTGAAATCAAGCCAGCTCCGGTTCCAAGGAGAACTGCAATTCCGGAAACGATGAGACCGATAGCCGCGATTTCAAGGGCGGTCGTAATTAAGTCCAAATTGAGCTTCATTTCCGTTTCCTTCCAGATTCCAGAGATTAAATGCGGCGGGTAGATAGTCGCCTTGTGCGTGCCACCAGACGGCGCGTTCCAAGGCCATGACCGATGACACTGCCAAGTCGATGCGCCGAGTAGATCCGCGCTTTTCCTTGGAGAGTCGTGAGCCGCGTTGGTCGACGCGGAGTGTGGCGTTGCCTATGTGTCGGGCAAGTTTAGGGTCGCCGTTGTGGGAAAGTTGGTGATTCACGACTGCCTCATAGAAGCGTGTCGTTGCTGGTGTCATTCTCGAGGCTGTCTGTGGGAAGGTCACCACTGGCAATCCTTCGTCTTCTAAGACCTGAAATGTTCTTGCCCAACGATAAGGGTCACAAGCTATCTCAACGACCTCAAATCGCTTGCAAGCGTCTCTGATGGCGTCTTCGACTTCCAGAACCGGAACTTGCCAATCGGCGCCAGCTTCATCGGGTTTCTCCCAGACGTTCAGCGGAACGATGTGGGGAACTTCCTCGCACGTTACTGCCACGATGACGGTGCAGTCACCGTTGAACGAGCCGTCGAATCCGAGGACAACCTTGGTGCCTTCTTCGAGGTCTCCCTCGCGGTAGCACGCGTCCCATGATCCGTGGGGAAGCCAAGCGTCGGATGTTGAGGTCCAGACGTTTAGTCGTTTGGTCTTAAACTCTGCTTCTGGTGTTCTAAGTATTGCCGACGCAAAATCATCAGCAGACACAATGTCATCAAAACCGGGATTAGCAGAAGCCCACGCTTCGGCCGTCCTGAAGTCTGCATCTGGATTCGCTTCCCACCAAGCAAAATAAAAACTTGGATCCTTGATTTCTCCGCTGGCTACTCGCTTGCCGTATTCATAAAGTTGATAACAGAGCGAATCCTTGCCTGTCGGGTCGACCTTGACCCCAGCGGTGGTGATAGCCACCAATAATGGTTCACGCCGAGCACCCATCGCCAAGGACATAACGTCGAACAGCTCGCGATTAGGTTGTGCGTGTAATTCATCGAAGGCCACGAAGGTCGGCGATAAACCTTCCTTAGTGAACGCTTCTGCGGATAGAGCCCGATAGACCGAACCGGTCTTTGGATTGTAGATAGCGTCTCGATATACGTCGAGAATCTCTGATAATTCGGGCTGCATTTCCACCATTCGCTTCGCTGTGCCGAAGACGATTTTGGCTTGTTCTTTTTCGGCAGCGCACGAATACGTTTCGCCACCGTTGGGACCTAGAACGAGGTGCTCCAATGCCAGTGCGGAAAGCCAAGCGGACTTTCCATTCTTTCGCGGCAATCCAATGAGTGCCGTTTTGTGTTTTAAGGTTCCGTCAGATTTCTCTGCGAATAAACCCTTGGTCAGATTCTTTTGCCATTCACGAAATATCAGCGGTTGGCCAGCGGCGCCAGCGACCGAGTCTTTCGTAATCGAGCAGAGAGCTTCTGAAAAATCTATAACGTTGTCGCCGCGACTCCTCTTGAATTCCGCGGGTGAAAGCGGCGAGATGTAGCGCGGCGGCCAACCTTGCGTCCCCTTGGTTTTTGCCATTAGCTTCGCTTCTCTCGTTTCGCCAATAGTTGATCTATGGCAGAGACGCGCTTGACTTCGGCAACGCCGAGCTTGGAGCGGCTGACTGGGTCGAACCCAAGTGAAGCGAGGGAATCCGTGAAGGCCTTATTGACCGAGACATAAGCTCGGGCGTCGACCGCCTCGAGGGTGGCCATGTATTTCGTCCGCGCCGCTGCGACAACGTCGGCGAGCTTGGCGGCGTTCTCGATGGCGTCGCGATCCGATTGTGGGGAAAGCCAAGTGATTGCGGCATCCCAGACTCGGTTCCAGAGTTGCAGACCGTCGGGTCCCAGCATCGCTGGTGGCTCGGGTGTCTGGTCTGCCATCGGCAAGGTTTGGACTACTGCCAACTCGGGCAGCGGGCGTCCACCGGAGTCGCGTCCGGGTGCGCGGCCTGTGGCGCGTTTGATTTCGGCTGGCTTAGGTGGGCGTCCCATATCAAAATCCTATCCCAAATGTCCGAGTTGTGAATTTTGAGCGTGCGTGTAAATGACGGGGGCGATGGGTCATGAGGTTATTTCCAGAAAAAAACGCGTATCGGGTGTCATTTAGTTTTATCACGCTTAGATGAGTTACAACTACGACAACAGGCAGCTAAGTTGGCCATGTCTAGCGCTAGTGTCTTGTCAACAGCTAGGGGGATGATGTGATCTACCGTGGCATCAAGCCCGGCTAATTTTTTCTGGCACTTGTAGCACGTCCACTGGTCACGATCTAAGACAATGCGTCTGACCTTCTGCCACTGCGAACCATAACCTCTGTCAGTTGTGTTTGCTTTTGGTTTCGCATTTATTCTCTGCAACATATTCGCTGCACAACTAGGACAACGACTTGCACGAGTTGGAACGCCGCAATCTAAACACGAACGCATTAGCCCCATGGTGTTAAATTATTTTTCTTGCGCGATGTGAATATAGGGCGCGGATGTGTAAGCATCATTCGCCGCTGCAATCTCAATCGCTTTTGTTAAGTCAGCGCCAGCGCATAACGCACCGATTCCATACGATGAACCAGAACCGACTCCGTAATATCCAACGTCACTCAATGAGACACTGAAATCATCAGCAATCTCGAACACTTGACCGCAGACAGAAATCAAGAATGCAAATCGTGAATCATCACTTGAATCGCCATCAAGTTTGTAATCGTTATCCTTAAAACATTTTTTCAGTGATGGAATAACTTTTGCAATCATGAAATGATAAATATCTTTTTTGTCTGCTGCTGTTGGTGTTGGTGGATTCCATAAGTGTTGCGCGATGTCACAAGCTGCAACTTCACCAGAACCAGCAATTAAAAATCTGTTACGTTCTGAAATCTTTGACATTTTCTCGTGACGATAAATTCTTCCGTTAGGAGCAGTCACTTGATTGTCAGCAATAAACTCAACGCGATCAGTAAATTGCACGGCGAGAATTGTTGTCATTTTTTCGCCGCGTTCCTCTCGTCTAATAATTCATCTATGAATTCCCAGATGATGTGCTTACGAGAATCGCGTGTGTTTTTCTTGGATTCGACTGCGTGTTGTAACGCCTCGTCGATTTCCTCGATTTTCGGTTCTTTTGGGGATTTCATGGGACGGTCAAAACCGATAGACGGAGTCTAGCATGACAATGGGAACATAACGGCGCATTTCGGACATTTTGTCAAATTCGACGCGCCGCTAGAAATTGAGTCAAATTGAGAAGCTGGCCTCGGCGCTGGATTTCATGGCGCTTGGCAAATACCTGAACAGCTTTTGGCGCGATTCCCAGATATTCGCTGATTGCCTCGGCATCGAGCCAGACTTCGCGTCGGGAATCAGACAAGGCAACTGCCATGAGCCGAATCGCCGTCCATTCGGTTTGGCAATTTCGGCATCGGACGATTTCCATCATTTCGCCGTCGCGGATTTTCAGAAGTTGTCCGCAAGGCTCGCCATTTTCGCCGTCGGCTGGGCATGGAATGAATTTTGACTTTTCAACGACATGGCGTGAAGCGACTTTGCCCATTTCGTGCAGATCATGGATTTCGCCAGCGTAATCAGCGAACCATTCTTGCTGACTGGACCATTCCAGATGTGCCAAGGCAAAATCTACGGTTTTCTTGATTTCCCGCCCGAGGCTTTTGCGACGAACCAGCGCTGGTGGCGTCAAATGACGGTCGGCGCGGATGATGACTTCCCACGAATGCAGGACTTTGAGAATGTCATCGCCCGCAATCCATGACAGAGCCGCCAGATTGACCCCAAGCGTCCGTTCGCCTGATCCAGAGCCATGACCGCCGTTTCCGGGTCGAAGCTCCTCATGCGCCCAACGCCAAAAGTCATAAATCTCGGCAAGCTCGGTGCTGGCGCGCTTGAATGGGTTCATGGTCAAAACGGTATCCCATCG